CCCCGAAGATTATGGCAATAGTTATTAAAGGTATAAAATTACTGGCAAAGAAAGGTATCTCAAAGGCTTTGAGAAATAAACCTAAGTTAGACCCAATTAAAAGGGCTGCTAATAGGAAAAGATTTAGACAACAATTTAAGTCTATTGGAGAAGGAAAAAGAAGTCATGCTGGAGCCGTTGGTAAAAAAGGAGCTGTTCCAATAAAAAAACAATCAGCAGTTAAATCAACTTTAAGTGGTCGGACATATACTGTTAATTTAGATACTTTTAAAAAAACAGCTGCATTAGGAGCTTTTGGGCCAAGAAGAGCTACACCAATGCAAGACTTTCAATCAAGCGTTAAAGATTTAATAGGTTTGGATCAACTAAGTATACGAAAAGCACATAGGGCGTCACATAGAGCTAGAGAAAAAAGAAAAAATAGGATAAAGAAAAAATAATGGCATTAAAAGCAAAAGCACTCAGAACCATAGATGATTTAACTCCTAAACAGAGAAAGTTTGTTGATATACTCGTGGCTAATTGGGGCGAGATTACAAAAGGCGAAGCTTGTAAAAGAGCTGGCTATGAAGCTAAGAATGATAAGAATTTTTCTGATATTGGAAGTAGATTAACATTAAGAAGACATAACCCACACGTAGTTAAATATTTAGATCAACAGCTAGAAAAGGCAAAAGCTAAATATGAAAAAGATAAACTGCGTAGATACAAAAGATTAGAGAAATACGCTGACGCTGCATACTCTGAAAAACAATATGCATCAGCTATAAATGCAGAATTTAGATCAGGACAATTAGCTGGTTTATATGTAGATAAAAAAGAAGTCAAAGTATCAGGATTGGAGGGTATGTCACGTGCAGAGCTTGAGAAGAAACTCACAGAGCTTTCAAACAAGATCGATGGTTTCAACGCCAAAACGATCGAAGTTAAGCCAGAGACAAAAGAACTACCTGAAGAGTAATAATTGGACTTCTTTCATTACTGTGTTCAATGAAGTACACAACAATGATTTGAATATTAATTTAGGTAGGATAAATGTTAAGACGGAAAAAAAGTAAATATAAACAAGCTCTCGTTGGTGATAAGAAATATTATTATTACAGAATTTATTGGCTTGACCCGTGCGGTGACGCTGGTCATGCTGAAGCTAGCGAAGTTAAAAAATTAAAACCAGCAAAGATGATTACACATGCATTTATCTTTGATAAAAACCATAAATATGTTTGGACATTTGCCTCGTATGATGAAGAATCTGCTGTATTTTCCGACAGGAATGTACTACTTAGATCCAGCGTAACAAAGATGGAAAGAGTGCTAAACCGATCTGAATAAATTATGAAAAAACGTGAGTCTATGTTATGGCAAAGGATTAAAAAAAACATAACAGAACCTCATTTTATCCGTGTAGAATCTAATACTATTAATGGTATTCCTGACATTAACGGTTGTTGGAGTGGCAAAGAATTTTGGATAGAACTTAAATCGGACAAGGTAGGATATCCGAAGCTATCTAAATGGCAGATTAGTTGGATTAATAAACGAATCAAACACGGTGGTATAGTAATTATCTGCAATGAGACCCTCTTGGAGAAAAAGTTGAAACTTTACAGACCGTTGTCCGCGATTACTGATCCTCGTTTACTGAAACCTCGTTGCTCGTTCTCGTTTCCCGTTCGGTGGCCCGCGGTGCAGCGTGCCATCTGGCGTCTCCTGCAGCTGGATCCTGAAGCTCGTTCTCGTTCTCGTGCCGAAGACCAACGGATAGAAGAAGCAATGGTGAGGGGCTCAGGCAGCATCACCAGCCAGGACTTGTCTGGTATCTAATTCTCGTTTATTCTCGTTCTCGGGGGCCAACTTTTATATCATTGTTTTCCGTTGAGCCCCCGCTGGATCTCCTGAAGCTCACCCCCGTATCCTCGTTTATGAATCCTCGTTCTCGTACAACGAAACAGCAATGATGTGTACCTGCAGCGTAGTCTGGGGGCGTGGTAACCACTCTGGTGGTACGGGAGGAGGTGGTGGCGCTGGAGGAATTTTTTCTTGACTTTCATCCCATCTGGTCTTATGTATACCTGAACGAAAGGATAACAATGAAAACACATATAATCAAAGATGACGGTACGGTTACCGTTGTAAAAGGAAAGATAGAAGATCTAGAAGAGATGCAGAAGCTCGTGAAGGGACCTATCGAAATAGTAAACGCGGAGATGCCTGCAGCATCTGCGGATCTCCCGGAAGCAACCAAGTTGGAAGAAATGGTTTGTAATGAAGAAGGTCTGTTTAATTCTTCGTTTAAAACGAATCACAAAGCTCGGAAGCTAATTGCTCAAGGACTCGGCGTGCAGCTGGACAACATTCAGGACATCCGTGGTGATGTCTTCGTCACTGACGGATGGAGAATCGCGTGATTGCGTTCCTCGTGCTCCTCGTGGTGATGTGGCCTAATCTCATGCTGCCCCTTCTGGGGATCCTGGTGCTGGCAGCCACGGGAGTTCTGTGAAGCTCTCGCTCGTTCTCGTTTGGAAAGGAGTTTGTTTAGAACTATTCTAAAGTACACCGTTGCGGGATCTGGCGTAATCCAAAAAATATTATTTGACTTTCATATGGGATATGATAAGACAGGGAAGATAACAAAGGAGAATAATATGGGACTAGACCAATATGCTCATCTACGTGGTAGGAAAATAAATTGGGAAAAATACTAC